TAATGCGGCTGGATATTTTGCTATTTCAACTAGAAATGCAAGCTCAGGGACTGCCGAGCGGATGAGAATCGACAGCTCTGGCCGCTTGGGTTTGGGCACGACGAGTCCACAAACCAAGTTAGCTGTTCAATCTGGAAGTTTGAGTGATGGAAGTATTTTAGTTGGGGCTAACTACAACGGCTCTGGTATGAACCAGAATAGCGACAAGTTGGGGGCCATTTCTTTCCCTATGTATCAAAGCGATACATACCCTAAAGGTTTTAGGGGGATGATGTCTTATGCAAGTTCGACAGTTAATTTTGTTCAAATTGGAGGCGGCACTAACTCAGCACGTTCTGCTACAGATGTTATTTTTTACACTGCAGCAAGTGTGAGTGCAAATGGTACCGAGCGGATGCGAATTGACAGCGATGGCAATATGGGACTGGGCAAATCAAACAACATCTTCTACCGATTAACGTTCCAAGAAGGTGCTGGTGATGATAATCGGATTGGCTGGGTAAGCACATCAGGAAACAGAAAAGCAAGTATTGATTGCGGTAATACTGCTGCAATAGTATTTAATACCGGCACAAGTGATACTGAGCGGATGAGGGTCGATGCCTCGGGTAATGTCGTTTTAAAACCTACAAATCCCGCTGGTATTAGTGGCACAAGTAGCAATTATCTTGGATTCAGGATTACTCAAACAAACAACCAATCTGCACTTCTTGGCACCATTAGGGCTGTAGGGCAAAGCTCTTGGGGCGGTGATTTGGTGTTTTCCACGAAGCCAAATAATGGCTCGCCTAACGATAGTGTGACGCCGCGGGTGACGATTACATCAACTGGAGTACTACAGATGGGAGATCCTTCTGTAAATGGCGGATGGCAATTATTTGTAGCTGATGAGGGCACCGCGAGCCAACGTGGCAGGATGTTTTTCAGGGCAAAATCTGGGACATCTGGAGTACAAGAAATTCTTCAAGTTTTCAATGGCACAACAGCTAAACTATTGATGCGTGCCGATGGCAATCTTTATAACGCTGCTGGTGGCATAGGAACACTCTCTGATGCCAAACTAAAAGAAAACATTGTTGATGCTAATTCTCAATGGGATGACATTAAGAGTCTTATCATTCGCAAATACAACTTCAAAGAAGAGACTGGACACGACACGCATACACAAATTGGTCTTGTTGCTCAAGAAGTTGAAAAAATATCTCCTGGTCTTGTCTGGAACCAGCCTGATAAGGATGAAAATGACAACGACCTCGGCACTACAACTAAGATCGTGAATACTTCTGTGTTTTACATGAAAGCCATTAAAGCTCTTCAAGAAGCAATGGATCGCATCGAAACCCTTGAAGCAAGTAACGCTGATCTGCTTGCCAGAGTTACCGTCCTTGAGGCATCGTAGACCTACTCACTAATTATCGAATAAGTGTTATAATTTTTTGGTAATTGTTTATTACTATGGCCTGCAAAAAGTCTGAGCTGATCTCAGCTATTAATTCATTTGCTGCTGCACGTGCTTCAAATGATGGAAACCTTATTCAGTTCTCTGGTCAACTTCTTGGGCAATATGTTGAAACCCTGGAATTTGAACCCGAAGCAGAAACCGAGGAAAACAATGACGATCAATCTGAGCAAAGCAGCTAAGTGGTATAAAGAAGAATCTCATCAACTGGCTGCCTGGAACTGGCTTGAAACCCAGCTTTCAGATGACCAGCTTGATGAATTTGCTTCTATGTATCGTGCAGGTCCGGCTAATCCTACTGGTCGGATCATTACTCCAGATGTCATGCAACAACTCACTGGTTATCCCGCCAGTAAGTTTGATGAAACTTTTTGTGGTGACTTCAATAAATTATTGATGTCCACGAAGTTTGATGAGCACCCTGGTTGTATTGCCATGCTCACTGCCAATCTCATGCATGAAACTGGTAACTTCAAGTGGATGAAGGAGATTGCAGACGGTACAGCCTATAACAACCGTACAGACCTTGGCAATGGTCCTTATGATGGTCCTAAATACAAGGGTGCCGGTGTACTAATGCTGACTGGCAAATACAACTACACCCGTTTGTCTGCTGAATTACAAGATCCGCTCATCGTAGAACGTGGTTGTGATTACGTTGCTGATCATTATCCATTTCGTTCTGCATTAACATGGATTAAAGATAACGATCTTCTATATGTCTGCCTCACCAAAGGATTCGACGAGTGCTGTTACCGAATTAATGGAGGTTGGAACGGATATGAAGACCGAGTTGAAAAGTACAAAATCTGCAAAAAAGTATTCAACGTCCTCTGACGGGGCTACAATTGCAATTTTGTTTCTTGGATTCTGGGGAGTTTGTTCCGTTATTTTATTAACCGTTGCAAGACTGCAATGAAAAAAGATAAACAGATCCGTGTCAATATCTGCTGGGAACTAGGAGCTGAGCGTAAGTGTGAAACCCTAAGCAAGTATCACGCTTACGCTACGCGTAAATATGTAGAAGACAATGATGGTGTTGTCTTCTGGTTCCAACCACTGGAAGATTAATCGTCCCAACCAGTCTCTTCTTTGTATTTACGAATCGCTTCGTCAATACGATGACTAGTTAATGCCATGTTTTTACGGCGTGTTAACTCGTCTTTGATTCTTTGTTTGTCACTCCGTAACGACCACTGTGCAATAAACACAGCATCGTCAGGAGTGATACCCTTCACTTTTTTACAGAAGGCTTAAGCTGAAGCACTGCTTTAAGAATTAACTGAATGACGCTATTCTCTTTCAGCGGAGATAAACCGATGATCTCTGAAAGCGCACCGATAACAATCCAGGTGATTGGGTTAGCTAAGATATCGTGCATGGTTAGTAGGGATGCAACACTTACATTCTAAGTGCATATTTCTTCATACAAATCTTTAGAAAAAACTTTTTGTTCTGGTTTGCGGAGGAAGAATCCTTTGACTTCAGGTAGTGTTTCCCAAGGTTCTTTCTCACGTTGTAATAACCATTTAGAGTAAACACGGTATTGTTTATCTGGTACACAAGATTCACAACGAAATGTTAAAGCGTCACCAGGCTTTAATTCAGCATAGAATTTACGAGTGGCTCTGATAATACGAGCGAATACTCCTGGTCCTAAAGTCCCTGTCATCTTTTTTCTTAACTGTTTCGAACGTTTATTCTTTCTTTCTTTTTCCCAATCGTTTAATTGTCTATGAGATTTAGATACGGCTGAAGAAATATTCCACAAGCATCTGCCGTTTACAACATACTTTACCATTAGACGCACTTTTAATATTTGACCGTCTGGCAAATATTCAGTGATTACTTTTGTTTTTTTCTTCATCAATCAAAGATTTCGTCATCAGTAGGAATAAACGGTTGAGCGGAGGCACTTTCTGTTTTTGTTTCCCAGAAGTATTCTTCTGATTCACCAAGCCTCCCCCATTTTGCATTGGGACTTTCTACCTGGAAATATCGAGTGGAGACGAGGAAGTCGGGGGTCTTAATATCTTCTGGGGACAGAGAAGGATCACTAAGACGACATCGGTTGTTTGGATAGGCTGCAATTTGACCATTTGGCAGCGCGATAATGTTAAAGGATTTATGTTCGTCTGGCGTCTCTGCGAAAGAGATATCAGTCCGAGAGCGGTCCCCATTAAAACTGTCAATAGTAAACAGATATTCCCCAGCGATAGAACCGTGGGTTTTGGTTCTGATTTCCCACCCCATCGTGTAGACAAGATTTTTTTCCAGAGTGGCAATGTCATGGCTAAAACAATTCCAGAACTGAAGTTCTTCTAGTGGTAGATCAGGGTCAGGAGCCTTGCATTCATGCGGAGAGTCTGAATCCCAGAGAAGTAATGCCGAGATCGGGAGTTTATCGAACATGGCTCCGTACTCAGGTAAGAACACCTCCCAATAAAAAACACGGCCAGGAAGAGACTTAACGCTAACCGTATAGCCAAGAGTGTATTCACCATGACCATCTCTTAAATCACGAAGGTATTCTTTTCTTACCCAGACCTTTAACGGTGGTACATTCGTGATTAAAGTAGACACCGATCAGACATCATATTGCTTACATTCTGCCATCCATGGCAAGTCTTTGCAATACTTTTTGAACTCTTCGGTCGGATTATTTTTCTTTTTTTCAATTGATCCGTTCCAATATTGTTCGATAATATCGTCAGAGCTGCCGCTCACCAATGGTTTTTTGATCATTAGAAAAGTGTCTTCTTTAATTATAATAGTATTACCGTCGGTTCAATAAAGGAACAAATATATCGGGAAGCGCATCATTAGGACGGTGATCTCTTTGCCATGCGGTCTGCCATTCGCTAAGGGAATGATCATGAAAACTATCCAAATAACCTGGATTAAACTCACCAAGCAGTAAGTCTTCCGGAAAATCTTGACCAGCTGGAAGGGTAGTAATAAGCCAGGATGCACGTGCTTGTACTTCTACTGTAAAAGTATTGTTAACCTGTGCAATGATATGTGTGTAAGCATTGGAACTTGAAGGAATTGTAATATTTTCATCAACAGGAGAAGTGATTTCAAAGTTTGTTGGAATATCTAAACTGTTTTCAAGACCAACATCAACAACGTTTATATCTTCACACAAGATAAAGACTTCATCGTCTTGTGGCTCAATTACTAAACCAACCTCATAGTCAAGCGGTTCGTTTCTCGTAGAAGATATACAAATTAAATACTTACCCTGATTTAAAGGGTAATACATATCATTTCCTTTATCGATACGGCTTGCATTGAACGTATTGTATAAATCTGAGTTTGCTGCACTTACACCACCAAAAAAAGGGTAGTAATTAAAAGTATTATTTGGATTTAATTGTGCCCCAAAGGCTTTTAAAGCAGCCTCTTCATCAGCTGTTTTTACTCTATATTGACGAGCGTTAAAGACATTGGCACCTAAAAACTGAACCTGTTCAACAGGAGGATCCTCCTGTTGAAATATCATCCGACCTTCTTTGGGGATTCTATTCTGATCGTAAGCAGAGACTTGAATATATTTAGGATGCGGTGGTCCTTTTGTGAGGATAATCCACGCAGGAACTTTTAACTCAACTTGAAACCAGGCATTGTATCCACCTCCTCCGAAGCCTCCATTTGAAGCCGAAGAAGTATCGGCACGTCCGACAACACGATGCTTCTGAGTAAAGTTACCTTTAAGAAGGCGAAGACTTAATTGATCAAATTCCCCTAAAAACGTAGGGTTAAATTGATTTCTGTTAGAAGTCGCTGCCCTCCCTCGCCTAGACATTATATGTAGTTTGCATTTTCTTTATTTTAGTCGAAGGTATCTTTCGTTCTGTCAGGTACGATAGTTGGATGTAGTATGCGTGTTTTAATATGTTTCGCAGTAAATTCATCCACTCTCCCTGCTTTTTCAAGATTATTGAAATGATTGATTTTGGCCCAATCAAAGTCAATTTCTAACGGATGTATTGTCTTGGGCGGCACCTCATGATTGAAGTGAGTTTTAAGATGGCGAGGATTCACACATTTTAGATTATTGCATAGTTTTGTATTGCGTTGAACATATAACTTACCCGTGTCTCCCCATGCAATGTGATACATGACCTTCATGGCTGTCATATTATCTGCCCGTTTCTTAGAATTTAAAGAACGATAAGAAGGGAAGACGTGTCGGAACTCCTCATACTCATATTCCCAACAATCGTTTGCGCCTTTAATATTTACAAAATCTAAAAAACGTTTAACATTTATTTTATAATTTTTATCTAGGTAGTTCAAATCAAACCCGCAGACGTTTTGAGAAATTTTATGGGCGCAGTGATAGCACCATTCCTTAGATTTATTTCTAATCGTGTGCCCATGTACGCAAGGATAGCCGTGATAGAAATTAATTTCATCAAGCTTTTCATCGGTGTACTCGTTAATTAAAGGTATGTGAGGAAGAATAATAGTTGCCATCAGAATCAATAGATCTTACGCTCACTGCGCGGAATAAGATGTAAGTTTTCTCTGTTATCTTTCTTGTAATTAAACGGCTCATGGATAACATCATATAAGCCAGGATCTTCATTATTTCTTAAAAAATACACTAGGCGATGAGCACTGTATTGTCCTCCTAACACCCTGACTAGATAGTATCTTTTATGCTTAACCCAGGTTCCAGCCATGGATCCCTCAAGCCTTTTTCCCCGAGTCGTGGCCCACTCCAAACCACTAGGATATTTATCTGAAAGTCTTACGTGTTTCTGCAGAACAGAGGTAGTGAAGGGAAAAGAAGTGGACTTAGACAAAGCGTTGACAGTGTTAATTGATTTTAACCCTGGAACAGTAAAGATCAATCTTTGTTTAAAACAGGCCCCCGTAAGGTATCACGGGAGCCAGGGGTCTGCACCTCAGTCCAAAGCTTCTTCAAAGATTTCTTCGAATTGAGGAGCGATATTATCCCATTGGTACATGGGATCCGTAGCCCTTTCATAGCAGGCATCCGCCACAGTATCGAGGAGTTCTCGATCATCGTAGAACTCACCGAGGATACGGCTCAGATCTTTTGCTGATGGGATAGGCATCCGACGACAGTAATTCGTGTCTACATCGACGAACTGTGTCTCAATCAGAGGGCAAGCACCTTCATAAATTTCTTTTAGCGATGTGTGATCAGGCACGACCTGAGCACGACGACAGGCACCATGTTCATGGTTCACAAGACCGTGACCTTCACCCTTGCAGGTATTGACTCCCACATCGGCTGCTCCGTAAATAACATTCAGCATTTCAACTTCAACGTTAGGCGGATGAGGACTTTGCGTTGTCATGATGATCCTGCCATTGGGGTCAAGGTCACGCTTCCGCATTTCCTGTCCGAACAGGGACATCACATCCCAACCCTGGTCCTTTAGGCCCATATGCAGATAGAGCTTCGTGTCTGGACGATCAACTGCGAAGCGAGCAAAGGCTTCGATTGTTACGTCAATGCGTTTCCGAGCTTGGTTGCGGTTGCCATTGAAGACAATGAAGATGTCAGGATCTAAACCGAGACGGCGACGGCATTCTTTCTTATCTGTTGGATAGAACTGGCCAGCAGTGATTCCATGAGGAATAACAGCAACCTCCTTTTCATACCCTGCATTAATCAGTTCTTGAGCGCCGAACTCTGTATAGATAACAAGCTTGTCCCATTCAGGACTACGATCCAGCAGGCCACCCGCCCACTCATAAGAATCCATGGGGCAGTAAGCGACGAACTTGAAGTTGCCCTCTTTGTGTTCTTTGGCGATCTGATCGTAAAGCTGGTTGACGATCCAGATATCGTTGTTCACAAACACAATATCCGGCTTTTCAGCTTTCACAACTTCAGCGATGCGCTGCACACCAAAGGGTTCCGTCTGAAACCTGTTGGATGAAGGATACATTTTGAACTCTTTCTGGAGTTCACAGGCATCTCCCCACCAGTTATTGGCCAGGATTACAATCTCAAACTTATCTTTCAAACGATGAACAAGATTTTCAGTGACACGTGCAAAGCCGGTCTTTGCAACAGCATCACCTGACCATAAAATTTTGGGGCGTTTATTCACAGTTGTAAGTATTGCTAGCGAAAGTGTACCCTATTTTTCGTAGAAATTTTTATACTTATCTGGGTCATTCATGTAGTCAATAAAAGAAGGCAAAGCTTGGATGTTGGCTTTTGTTGATTCGTTGTTGCGTAACTTCAGTCCCGTCATACCCTTTTTCTTTTCTACTACATCTTCTTTGATGGGTAGCTCGTTCGTCTCGCAGATCTCAATCAACGTTGACTTGAAGTTCGAGAATGTCACTGGCTTGTTACCAACTCCTTCGGTGTATTCAAGGTAACTGGGGTACAGGTGGGTCTCGCAATCAGCGTAAACGTGCCGACTTCCCTCGTTAAAGGGCACCTTTCGCTTTCTACCAAAAGCAGTGAACTCCCCTGGTGCAAAAACAACGTGCTCATGGAGCCAATCGTGAACTGGACTTACCTTCCGATCACGTTCCGATGCTTCAGCTTTGTAAGATTTAACATATTCTTTAGGTTTGCAAAGGTAGTTCACCATTTCTTCATCGCTCATGCTGAGCAACCAATTAGTTAATCCCGGCAGTTCTGGGGCAAACTTTCCTTGTGGAGTACCATCTTTAGTAAAGTCAATAAGGACTTGACCTTTCGCGGTCCTACCTTTATATACGCGGTTAAAATAAAGCGTAATCCTTCGTCTCTGAAGTCCAGTTGTTTTGTCATTGCTTTGAATCTCCGAGTTAGCGGTGATGATCACCATTCCTTTGTACTGATAACTGGTGGTAGACGCTTTGTATTTGACTTCACCGCGTAACATATCGTCACCAGTGAGAGCTTTCAAAGTGTTAGCAGTACCACCCCACTTATCCTGGTCTGGTAAGAGGATTAACTTCTTACCAACAAAGTTAGTCAACTCAAACTTATTTGATTCCATCTCGCGGAAATGGGTTGACGCAGTGTTATCGCGTCCAACTAATGCCACACAAAGGTTGGCAAAGGAAGACTTACCTGTTCGTCCGTAACCCACTAATTCCAGGAACATCTGCACGTAATGCGCCTGGAGCAGAACGGCCCTCATGTAAGCACGTAGTAGCTGCACACGATCTTCATGGTCATGCTGCGTCCAGGCCAGCCACTCTTTGATCTGCGGACAGTCAGCATCAACGATATATGGGTAAGGCTGCTGATGAATGATGTAAAGAGCCCGGCACTCGTTTACGGTCGGCCCGTTGATTTCATTGAACTCCATGGTGGAGAGTTTCAATAAACCGTTGGTAAAGAGAAGGTAATCATCACCCTCGTACCATTCATCGTGGCTTAACTTTTCAGACAAGGTCAGCTTCAAATCATCAAGCATTTTCCTAGTCCAGCTTTTAATGATTCCTTCGCTCACCATTACATTTAGCGTATCGATTAAATCATTACCGAATTCTCGAATGTCGTATGACTTCCAATACCCACTTGGCTGGAACTTACGGAAGACGCCACTAGCAGTGCAGTATTTTAGGTTGCCATTGTACTGAATGAGTGTGTACTCCAGTAACTCATTGAAAGTTGTTTGAGATAAATTGCGCTGCCGTTTACGAGGAGCGGGTTCAGAAACAGGCAACTCAGGCTCACGCTTAGGAAGTTCTTCTTCCCAGACATATGTGTCGTCAATTGTCTCTTCCATCTCAGCAACTTTCTTTGCCGCTGCTTCAACTTCCGCATCGTCTATTGGCATTACCTTGTACTCTTGTGGAATGGTAAAGCCATACTTTTTTGCGTCTTCAATTAACGAGCCGAGCGTCCGTCCTTCCTTGCGATCAAAAGTTTTCCACTTTCTTTCACATTCCCCTTCCTTAAACTTTGCACTTTGCCTGGACCATTCGATCCAGATATCTAAGCAACTGTCATCAACAGCATGAAGTGCCTGACCAACTGCAATCCAGCGTTCATAGTCTTCATAGTGCTCTTCATCCAGCTTCATGACAGCTTGTTTAGCCACGCGGATATCACGATCTAATGTGATCTCACTATTGATGGCGAAGCTTGTCCCTACATATCGCTGCCTCTCTTGATGAGGCTTTGACATCTTTCCATTCTTTGCTGCGATGTGAGCAATGATCCAGTCTGGCAACTCAGGTAGATCTTTTACATGCTCAAAACCTTCACCTTCAAGTGTCTTATATCCTGCAGTGCTGGGATGCTTACCCATGATTACACCCTGGGTCTTCTTCCAGAGAATCTCTAATTTTTCTTTGCCCTCACTAAGCCACGTGTATTTATTGCGAATGAAGACATCAAATTTATCCCTGGCCACTTTATATAATTTCCTTACCCTTCCCTCGCGTCCGCTAGTCACAGCAAGGGTTTTGGGCAGTGCAGCTTCAAAACTTGCACCACACATCTCTTCGATGAGATCTTTTACACTTGGCCCGTCAACATCAACCCATACTAATCCGTAGGGCTCGTTACCAACTGGACCTGATAACAGACCTACAGCTTTCATACGATTGCTGTAAAGATGTTCAGCAATCTCTCCAACACTTAAAGGATTCTTCTGCCAACCAACTAGGTATGGGTTTTTATTCTCACCAATCGGTGTCAGTGGCCAGGAGCTAGGGATGAGATCCAGACGAATTTCACCCTGCTTTAATTTTGTTTCCTCCATCAGTTCACGCTCTCGATGAGTTGTAGCTTAACTTCTTTGCTGGTATTTTTGTCATCCAAAATTAAAGATAAAGCATGAAGATGCATAGAAGTCGGAACAAGGATGGTATCACCGGGAACAGCATTCTCCACTGTTGAAATCATGGCACGCGAAAATTGCCCAATGTGAATTGAGTGTTTCATCTTGAATTTTGCCCCGATATGTTCTTATCCTAAGACGGGTAATCCGGCTCTCAAGATAAAGGTTACGGGTTTTCCTTGTGTGGCTCTATAAATGTACCCTGTTATCCGTACCTTGGCAGCCGACAAAGCTACTCTTGCTCAAGATTTTCTTCGGAATTTTGTTAACCTGTGCCTTAGATCATCGACAAAATTTAAGAATCCAGTCCAGAGGCACAGCAGGAAGGTTGAGACGAGGAATCGGAAACACTCCATTCTTTTCTTGACTCTTCAAGATACAGAATAGCGCCACTCAATGTTGTAATTGAATCACGTGCATGGCCGAGCATAGTATTACAGTGATGGCACAATAGTCCTCGAATTTGTTTGGAATCATGGCAGTGATCGACTACAAAAAATCTATGCCTAGAGCCAGGTGTATTGGTACCACAGATTTTACAAACTCCTTCTTGAAGTTTAAGCATGTTTTCATAATCCTCATGCGTAATTCCGTATCTGTTTTTTAGATTCTGACACCGTTTAGTAAGCGTCATAATCAGTAGGGCCTTGTTCTTCGAGCTGATTGTAATACTCCTGTACGATTTTTTTCCAGTCATCGTGAAGCATATCGAGAAAACGTCTAGAGATCTTGAACACCTGACATCTTTCAGGAGTGCTAACAAGAATTGCAGCCTGATCTACCTTGATATCTAATGTCTGCTGTAGGCCAAGATCGTAGGCTGCTAATTGTTTTAATGTTTTCTTAAATTTAATATTCCCAGTGAATAAGTCCCGCCACTCTTGAGAACCTTTTTCAGCATCTTTGGGAAAATAACGAGAGTATGGTTTAACGGAGGTCTTCAAGTCGGCCAACGTCAACTTGCCTTTGGCATAGGCCACAATATCTGGTGCTCCGACCCAGGCCCTTCCTTCATCTGCTGCCCACACCCTAGCGATACCATCACCGCCGATAGTAAACTTGTACTCATCCTTGAGGGGATTCTCAGCCCAGAGTACTTCTCCGAATTGATCAAGAACTGAGGGCATCCCATCCCAGAAATCCTTGTACTCATCAGGGATCTCAGGATTCTTTTCTCCATCTGCGAGGTAATGCTCCATCTTTGAATGGATGAAAGTGCCACGCTCAGCAGCTTCTTCTTTCTTGCCTGGATTCTTCTTACCCCATGCCAGAAGTTTCTTTTTCGATGCTTCGGACGCAGTTTCTGATAAAACTGTTGTCACAGACGGAGCGTAGCCAGTACCCAGCGGGACTTTGTAATGTCTTTTCCCATTAATAACAACGCGACAGTCACCTTCGTTTGCTTCTTTAAGCCTATTCTTGTCCCAGACTTTTTCTGAAGCAGTCATTTTGATGCTTTCTATATATCATTAACGTATCATTAAAACGCTTAAATTAAAACAAAAGGAGCTTTGTCGGTTTTTCCTACCTTACTTATAAGATTTAGCTGGCTAGAGTGAGATCGAACAAACAAATTTTCAATGGCACTTCCAGAGCAAGTCAAACTTTCAGTCAATGCAGCCAACGAATCCATGAGGGATGCCTTGGCTTTCACTGCACGTCGTGAGAATCCAATTCTTATCAGTGCCATCACAGACATCATCGCCAAGATTGAGTCTCTCCACTACATGGACATCATTGCCGATGACTTTGCCGAACATTTAATGAAGTTTGAAAATGGTCAATCCAAAAAAGGCTGAGGAAGACGCTCTCAGGTTCGCAAAATTCTTTAAGGATCTGGAGAAATGGATGCCAGAACCTGATCCCGATTGGAAAGAAAAGGCTAAAGTATCTAAGTACGAAGCAATTTACCAGGCTCGGATCAATGGCGATCAACGTGACGGAGAATGATGACGGCTCAATTTCTATTGAATGGGACGAGCATGATGACTATGAAAAGATGTACAACGACTGGAGCGAGAATGACTTCATCGCTGCCTTGACTTCTGGAATTTTAGCAGTTGCTCAGAATACTTGTTATGATGTATCGGGCAATACAGTCCCAGGAGTAATAGTCGAATCTCCTGAAACCTCAGAACAAAGTGTTACTGAAACGAGCGGTTTAATGGAAGAAAATAAGGAGGGTTAATCCCTCCTTTTTTTAGCGAAGTGAAGCTTTGACCATCCAGCTTGCTTTGAACAGTTCACCGATTAACTCAGATAGATAGTTCTCCACATCGGGAGCATCACACTTGATTGCAGCTTGTCTTGTTTTTTTAAGACTCATTGCAAAAGTTTCTAAGTTCGTATAATAGGTTACAAGCATCGAACTGGCTTCATATGAACCAACATGCTCTACATCTTTTGAAGCGGATCCAAGACCTTTCCCACACATCGGCATCAGATAATCCATCGAGCGCACAAGTTCACCAAGGCGATCAAATTGTTCAGTATGCTCTTCGTACTGCTTTTTCAGAAACTTATGGACACCTAGAAAATTCCCTGCTTCGTAATTGAAATGGATCAGATGAGCCTGGAGCCGCAGTTGATCACACGTTGAAGCTGCCTTGATCAGGTCAGCAATAAGCTTTGTTACCTTATCGTCTTTTTTGTACTTAGGTTGTGGCCCTGAAGTTTTATCCTCCACAACTTCTAATACAGGTGGCTTGGGATCAAAAGGATCGGGGATGTTCACAGTTTTTAATGCTCTACGTGACTTTCATTTTAGAGTAAATACTACTTTTGTTAAAATAAAAATTATGTATAAAAGAAGGAAAGCATGGCTTTTCAGACTCTTAATAGCGATTTGCACAAATACAATTTTATCTATTGAACCCTAAAGAAAAAATATTATTAACATTCTTGGGTTGTATATTTGCTGCTCAGATTTCTTTTCTTGGTTTAGCAGTAAATTACTGTACTAAGAACGGAGGACTAAGAGCTTGTCCTCAGATTGCAAAACGTTATGAGATTACGTTTGGCACAATGACTGCTACAGTGTTAGCGTTACTAACAGGAGTTAGTTTAAACAATGGATCAAAAAGAAATTGATAACTGGAAGAAAATTAAAGAACACTTTGATTCTCTTCCAGAACACAAACGTGACAACATGTTCTATAAAAGAGCAGTCGCTATTGTTAATAAACAGCCAGACCCTTTGGAAAAAGAATCACTCTTTGGACAGTGAAAGTAACGCAGCGATATAGCTGAGAATTCCCGCTGTAATCGCAGTGGCAATTGCTTCACTCATTTCTCCACCGAAGTGAGAGGGATGAGTCTGCCAATCAACTATCGTCACAATACCCACTAGCAACGCTGACTGCATGAAGGGCTTGTAGACCTTCAAGAGAGGGACCAACACAAGATAGGTTAGTGCTGATGCGACACTTACCTTCAACGCGATTAATACATGGTTCAGTGTCACCAAGTTTAAAGATCCCTGGACCATGAACACAACGCAGCTGGTCCACGTTGTGATTAGTTTTTGTTGAAAGTCTTTTGACGTTGGTAGTTTATTTTTCACATTTGTCATTCGTCGTCTGTATGCTTGGCCATAGACGATGCACGAAGGGTTGCATTAATGCGGTCAAACAACTCCTGTTGATCTTTTTCAGAGAAACGCTGTACGCCAGTGTGGCTTAGTTTCACATCATTTCGAACCCAAGTTTCTAAACCCATGTCGTTTGCACGTTTACAGAAGGCATAGTCTTCTGTTAGGTAAAGATTATCTTGATCTTTATTAATAATTGGCTGGAATAAATCAGTAAACCTACCAGTCCAATACCTGAAATCTAATTCTTCTTTATAGTGATCAAGCATCTTTGCAATGGTTTCTCGCTTGACCATCATGAAACCGTTAGCAATATAATGAGTACGTACTAACTTTTTATCCATCTCAAATTCACCATTAAAAGTAGGATAAGGAACACTGCACCACCTGATGGGGAAAGATTTAAGAGGATACATTCCACCGACAATATCTTTATCTGAAATCAATAGCTTCCAGACATCTTCCATCGTAAAGCCGACATCAGCATCGACCCACAGCATGTGTGTCCATCCTTCCAAGTGCTCAAACGCATTGCACGTCATGATGCTCCGACCTTGAGAGATCAGAGAACACCTGGAATCAAAGTGATAAAGAATATCAATACCATTTTCAATACCTTCGCGCTGTAGTTCTAACAAAGACTCTACTGTCTCAAGAAAAATCTTCCCACCGTAACACGGCATCATCACCAGGATTGTTGGTGGAGTGAGATCCGAACTGTTTGGATCAAGCATCAGTCACTAAAGGTGGGAATGAATACCTCAGTATCTCTTGTTTCATTCATTTTTGCAAGGTCTCTTGTGATTGCTTCCATACGTTCAAACCATTGATCACGCATTGCACGTCCGGCTTCATTCAGGCAAAAATTTTGCCAGAGACCCGTATAAGTTCCATGGAGGGGATGGTCTTTTTTATCCCGACCATCAATCCTATACATGTGGTCCATAAACAACACACGCTTTTCTTCTTCAATTGTGTCCCATCCGATGATGGTGGTACCTTCCATGTGGGGCATCAGTCTTCTACCAGTGCTGTGTGAATTTTAGTGGTAAAGAAACCTTTTGTCTCGTCTTGTCTTAGTTCCCAAAGGATATCAGCAAGATCATCATGGACCAGTTCTGAGAATTGCTCTAAAGTTTTTCCAGAGAAGGGGTCGTAATTGATTTCGACATCAACTTGAAAAGTAATCTGCGCGGTGGGCACGTTTCTTTTATTGCTAAGGTTAATTTATCACAAAAGCTTTTCCAAGGAGTGAGCTTGATTAGACCGGTAGTAACCGATGCGCTCCTGGATCACATTATAAAAATGAATGGCACTATCAACCTGTTCTTCAATCTCCATGGACGCAGCTAAGTTTTCGTTAGAGATCATTGAACAAGTCAAAAGAATTACTCCAAGCTCCATCTTGTCACCGAACAGAGCTTGGAGTGGCGTTCCATTTTGTGTGAACCCTTCAACTAGCCTGATTAATTGATCTAGCTGTTCGTTCTTTTCCATGGAACTATAAAAGGCATTCTTTTAGTTTAAACCACTTTGCTTCTCAAGATGCAACCAGTAAGAATAAGCATTAGCTGCGTTTACATGGAAACGTTTACCAAGAATCAAACGCTTCTTTTTTTCTTGACAGTCCTCAAAAGCTTCGCATTTGTACTCAGGAATCTGTTCATCGATAGGATCTTTGAGCATTTCTAGCTCTTGATCAATCAATTCAAGTTGAATAAGAAAATCATCTACTGCATTACGATGTGCAAGGATATGTGTCTCTGCATCAATGTTGCTCTTAGGTTCAATAATTTTTACGTAGAAGCTTTGAGGAATGTGAGGATGTTTGAAACGCCATTCTTTTTCTTCACGTTTCCATTCCTTTGTGTGCGGTGTCTTAAACACTGAAGCAGACATGAGTTTTACAATGATGTTTGGTTAGATAAAGAGAGCCGGTTCGTCCGTCTCTTGAGATAAGGTAGCACGTCGGGATCGGTCACTGCGGGCTTTGATAACCGACAGAGTTACCATTGAGAGAAAACTTGCTGCAATTAAATAAGGCATTGAAATGAAGGTAGAATAATTAAAAGTAAATCCAGTTTATGTTTTCCAAACTTGATTTCACTCCTCAAACAAAAGATCTTTTCTGGGAAGAAAAGATAAAACGTTCTATCAAAGATAGTAACGACATGAAAGAGGTAAAAGAAATCGCTACCCTCTTAGCGAAGATAGCGACCCAAAGAGCTGGTATGGTCTCTGGTTTAACTAAAGCACTGATGGACGCGGAATTTCCCCTCCGACCCGCTCCTTAAACTTCATTGCATTGCTGTGAGCATTGATGACAAACTCAGCAACAAACTCATCAACGTCCATGTTTTCATTAGCGGCTAAGCCAACGATCTGATAGTACGTTTCTTTAGGAAGCTCAAGGTAAATACTACGGGTCTCCGGTTCTTTACAGTTAATAATCACAGTGAAGCGTCCTCTCCGGTTGGGTTAGCAGCAGCAGGCAGAGCGGCTTTTGCTGACTCAGGCATAATCTCCACGCCAGCAGCGATGCCATACTGACCGTTGAGCTTACTTGAGATCATGTCGCAATAAGCAACAATGTAACCTTTGTAACGCTCTTGATCTTCCCAGGTCAATTGGTAAGCTTCCTCAGGGATCATGAACCGATCCAACGCTTCCGCAGCTTCTTCAATTGTGTCAGCCAGCGGTCGCTCATATGCTTCGATACCACAAATTTCAACACCGCGCTCACCTTCCATGGATCGCTCAAAGGAGCAGCTGAAAACAGTAAGCGCATGAACACGGGCTCCGAAAGTAGCACTGACATCTTCTTCGTTCACCTTGTTAAGGCAAGCTTCGATGGTGCGATCAAAGTCCCGTTTCTTGCGAGACAAATCAACTCCATTGAGTCCCTTGATGGATAACACCACTGGCTTGGAGTGCGCCCTCCTGTTGTCCTTGGTAAGAATAAAGCCGCAGTACATAGTGCGGACAGTGTAACGGCGCTTGTGATTAGGATCCTCTGCAGCCTTTTCTTTGTCAGCATCAAATAAAGCCTTGGCTGCTTCCTGCTCAAAGGTTCCAATCATTTCCTTGTTCCCATCAGTCTCTTGAATAATCAATGGACTTGTGTGCAAGAACTGCATACGAATGGCAGTAAAATTAATCCCCTTCTCAATATTCTTTTTGGCTCCGTAACCGCCGAACGATTGTTCGTAGCCAAAAATGACAGCACCCTTGGGATGCTCCGGGTACTCCATATCTTCTTCTGAAGCTGTCCACTCGCAGTGAGGAAGATCCTGTTCTTTCAGGAACCAACCCATGCGCTTGGATTTGTTCAATGGCTGCAGCGTTGCAAGCTGCTGATAACCACTCTTGAACTCAGGGTTTGAAAAGAGCTTGAAACTATCAGCACGACGTTTTGTCAGCGCCGTTTCTTTTGGCTTGGATGGCATCGGGATGGTACGTGATTGTTGGGCGGTTTTTGAAGAGAACCGCAAAACTCTTCTTCAATTTAGGTCAGAAGGGTTGGTTGTCATCATCCTGTTGTTCTTTTTGGAACTCTGTCGGCTGCGAGACCGATCCCTGGGGCGCACCCCATCCACCTTCGGATACGGTTGGCCACAAGGATTTCACCTCGGATCCCTCGGAGATACTTGACTTGGGCTGGATCATTTGATCCTGTGTCTTGGGTGGACGAGGAGGAAGAGTCATCTTGTTGACTACAAGTTGAGTGCTCATGCGAGGAGCACCCGTCTCCTGATCCTGCCATCCGCGAGTTGAAAGCCGTGCCCACACTGTCAATCCAATTCCCTTTCGTGTGTAGTCAGCCATCATACGTCCGAGCTGGAGTTTGTCCGCTGAACCATTGATAGCGACAAGGTTAAACAGATCACTCACTCCATCTCCGGTACGTACCTGAAGAGTTTGATTCACGATGATCAAACCATCTTGAGTCCGGCGTACATGTTTCGGATCAGACTCGTCGATGTCTTTGATGCAGCGGCCAGACAAAATTACTTCATTGAAACTTTTGAAGTTGTCATGCACTGGTTCAATACTGGCCGACGTGACTGAGAAGGTTTTGTTTTCAAGGTTGTGACGCAGCGTTCCGCAGTTAACGAAAACCCTCTGACCAACCTGGGCATTTTCTTGAAACAACCTTGCGTTGCTTCCAATTACCTGAAGCTCAATTGGAGTGTCAATACGATTCTTTCCAGCAGCACGAACACTAGCCTGGCATTTAGAAACAAACCATTTAGCACCGTTGTCAGTAGCCTCAGGGGCCGAAAGAATCTGGAGCGTCAAAGAAGCGAAGTTCATTTGTCAGAGGATAAGTCGAGAGTGTCGAGATAAAGGCAAAGGTTAGTTAGGCCGACCAGCTTCATCGCATCTTCTATCAAGCTGTCAAAAGTTTCAGCTCGATAGAATTGTTTCAGAATCAGTTCAGCCTCTTCAAACCCTTCAGATTCACCAGTTAATTGCTTGATGAACTTGAGAGGAGCGTTGTCAATAAACAGGGAGACCAAGCTACAAAGCACAGCTTCCTGTTTGTTTTCAGGAATGTTCTTAATGATCTTTTCTTTAAGATCAAGATCGATGTAACAATCGTCCATCAGTGACACTCCTTCCAGGTGGAACCAACTTTCGCATCCCCTTCAATAGGAACACGAAAGTTATAGTTTTCTCCTGCCATCTGAAATGATAACAAGGCAAGCTTAGTCACGTCTTCAACTAATTCAGGACGACAAGATAACTGTATCTCATCATGAACGAAAGCGTGTTGTTGCCAGTCCATACCGTAAATTAATCCGAATTCATGTAAGTTTCGATGAAGGTTTACCACCGTAGCTTTCATCAGCACGGCCCCTGCAGCCTGGAGCAAAACATTCAACGCTTTAAATTCAGACCGACAATACAAAGGACGGCGGTCAAGTCCCATCAAGAAGCCACGCTTTTCTAAATTTGCGCTCAGTTTTGTTTTGAGCTGTGACAATGCAGGCACACCTTTCATAAAGGATGTGATTACGGTCCTGCCTAAATCTTTCAGAATCTCACTGCGTGTTTCATTGGGATCTACAATTGTTCCCGCTTTGTAATGTCCAGCACCATACAACACAGCGTAAAGAAGGCGCTTAGAAATGTCTCGGGTTTTTACACCGAACTTCTCTTGGTTGTAGACATGAATATCAATATCGTCGTCACAGACCAGACGACCGTATTCACCTTCATCGTACAGAGCTAAGTAACCAGCAAGACAGCGGAGTTCCAGAGCCTTTGCATCCACACCAATGAGAGAATAACCGCGAGGAGCATGGAATAAAGCGCGGCACTCCTTACCGTACGGCGAATAGACGGCAGGTACTTGACCCATGTTCGGGTTTCGATGTGCAGCACGACCAGTGATGCAACCGTTGGTAATAAGATCGCCATGAATAAGACAATCTTCATCCACAAGTTTAAGCCAAGCATTCGCACCATCCTTAATTTGTCCTAACCTTTTCTTAACCAGCATGTATTCAGATAAGGGTTTAGCTTCTGGAAAAGACAGAGATGCAAGTACATCGTCGTCAACTACAGGATTACCTTTATCAGTGACTGCTGTCGGTGTCCAGCCATACTTTTCCTTTAACCTTTCACAAATCTGCTGCCTGCTGCCCGGATTGAATTCAGTCAGTTTTGGACGCCAAACTTTTTCACCAGCGACATAACCCTTTGCTTTGTTATTAACCTTAGGAATAAACCAGTCTCCCTCATCCTTTGCAGGAAAAGCCTGGCGCAATTCAATTACTAATTCATCTCTTCGCTTTTCAAGTTCATCCACAAGATCAAGAGCTGTATCAACATCAAATGGAAAGCCTGATCGAATTTGTTTTTCAATGCAGCGAGCCAAGTCATGTTCGAGCCTGTTAGCTGGTTCTTTGAGGTGGGGCTGATTAAGCAGAAGCTTGTAGAGTTGCTCGGTAACACGCGTATCTTGCTCACAGTAAATGAGCATTTCCTCGGTGTACTTGCTGAAGTCTTTGAACTCCAGTTTATTGTTTTTAAACCTATAGCCAAAAGCTTCAAGAGAGAAGGAGCCATGTAAGCGGGAGGGAACATGAGGGTAGTCAATCCTGTCAACATCGAGAAGCTTTTCTTTAGGCCAGAGAAATCTGGCACATACTAAAGTATCAATTAACTCTTTGCCGTCGAAGTCAACTACACCTGGGTACAACTTCTCGATTACAGGGCAGTCGTAGAAGATAATGTTGTGACCAATGAGAGCATGAGCGGAAGCCAGATGGATAAGAGCACCAGTAATATCGTTAGGCCCGTAAGTAGTAACCTTTCCTGTCGCAACATCTTGAGTGACGATACAGTAAATTTTATTGACTTCATTGTAGAAACCATTTGTTTCGATGTCAAAAATTAGATATTTTTTATGCGAACTTGGCTGCAGGGGAAATGTCGAATTGATGCTTGGAAAGTTTGGAGTCATTGTTTTCAATCCAAAAAAGGATACTGCGAGCAAGAGAAAGTTGAGGCAAGTTCATGATGTGATATACATCGGAAGCTCGCTCGATAGGAACTAGTGAGAACTTTTTTCCTTCAGGCTTAACACCGTGAGGAACACCGTCGATGACAGTGGTGATTACAAAACTCATTTGTCGTTTTTGAGATACTTAAAAACTGTTGCTTGAGTACAACCAATCTTTAAAGAAATTTCATAATAAGTAAGACCTTTCTTTCGAAGAGCTTTCATCTCTTCAAGCCTGTCAAGAAACTTTAGGGTATTTCTTACTACCATCACCCAACCTCCCACTGCCAAATTTCTTGATAGCCATCATGGACCAGGGTTGCCATCTGACTGGCTTTCAGTGCTTCACGAACAAGGCGACCCTTACCGATCTTATTGCCTGTGTGGGGGTGCTTCACGTTGTCATCGACAACAACGAGGCTGCCAGGTGACAAGCAAAAGAATGAAACCAGTAACTCCTTCAGGTGATGTGCGGCAGCAGGCCAGTCGAAGTTCCAGTCATCAATGTTAAAAGAATCGAGATAGAGCACGTCGATCTCTTCATTACACCTGGACAACCACTCGACACTGTCACTTAAATGAATGGAAGCTTGCTTACAGTGTTGCGCTGCTTCATGGACAGCGTTTGGATCGATGTCAATGGAAAACAACTTACCGTTGTTGTACGTAAGCCAGGTATCAAACAGCTTGGTTGAGCATCCATCACCCTCGTAATTATGTGGTTCACGCAGAGTACCAGTCTCTACAATTACGGGGGCGTGAGAGAGGGAAGTAAGGTGATCGAAGATGTATTCGAATCCTCTTGCACGTTCTTTAAGCCTGGGTTCTACTAACGCCCAGTAAACTTCCCATGAGTTGTGCTCTCCATTCAGAGGAACAAACTTGCTTGAGGTTGACTTTGAAGCTGGTGTGATTCTGCGCGAGAGAGGCATTGAATTGACCTGGGACAGATAAAAGTTAACGTGGTTTACTGAGGCTGTCTACTAAGAAGTAGCTTTGGCGGGTGTAGACTTAGTGATACGTTCACCCTTCGGGGCGCATCTCTTCAGGCAGGGAACGGGGCCTGAGATTTGACGAGGAACTAATCATGGATCAGTGTCTGTGCTATCGCGGCATTCGCTATCAGCGTTCACCTGTTGAACTAAGTTACATTCTAAAATTACGTGAAGAAACTGAGCGTTTAAAGAAAGAGCTTGCGAAAGATCTTTCAAACATTCGTTCTGAAAAGCAAGCTGTTTTTTAATCTCATCCAGCTCCTCATGGATGTCTTGATGATGAAACCTTAGAGGCTTCTGGATTAATTCCAGGAGCTTTTTTTTCTTCATACAATGTTCTTGTAGGTTTTTCTGTTAACAATACGAGAGATCATTGAACGATCGAGTTTAAGTTTGTCAGCAATCTCAGCGTTTGTAAGACCCGCTTCATGTTCTCCACGAATCCACCTAATGTTTGCGGGGGTGAGATAAGAGTGAGGATTGTCACATCCCTGCATGGGATTAGGCTGGAAAGGCATCCTCTTGGTCTGTGCAAATCTCTCGATGGTTTTAAACTTTTCACCACAGTCAAGGCAACGTTGATAACGCACTGTGATGTGTTCTTTCTTCTCGGTCACGGTGACGCGAGTTTTTTTGGACGAACACTTACGGCAGTTCATTGGATGTGAGCGTGGACTTTGTTGTTGATGATACGAGTGATGGAAGTTTTGGCACAGTCATAGCGACGTGCCAAAGCAACAGAGCTTACACCTTGGTTCCAGTAGGAGTTTCGGATGTTAATAACATCCTTTGCGGTGAACTTAACTGAAGCTTTCCTAGAGGATTCATAGATTGATTCAGCCTCCATGCTTCGCTGAATTGTTTTAAATACGTGAGAGCAGTTCGTACACTCTCGGTATCGAATTCGAGCGTTGAGTGTTGGTTTGTGTTTACTGTCATAAATAACAGAGCGACTGTTACATTTGGGGCAGGTGATTTTTACTTGTACAGGGACGTGGTCCACAAAGCCTCCGCAATAGTTGGAAATCTGCTTTCAAAATGTGCACGGCACTTGAGTGCAACATCACGATGCTCAAGTTGTGTGGAAGGATCTGTTCTCAACTCAAGGTAATGTATCCATGAACGAAGAGTTCCGTTCATAAATAATTTAGTGCTTGAGTTAAGAGGAAGCACCGCACGGGCACACTCCTTTGCCACACCAGCTGACACCATCTCTTGATAAAGATGTTCACCGTCTTCCATGTGAGTTTGGATACGACGATAGAAATCAGCAACAACACCCGGACCAAGTCGCTGCTCTAAATCGTTCAGAGAATTCTGACGATTCTTGTTGTCTTGAGATCGAAGGTGAGGAATGTTTACCCGACCAATCTCATTAACGTTGGCGTAACGCTGTGAGAATTCTTGGAACGAGAAAGAGCGATGACGAATAATCTGTTGACTGATTGCACGTGGACAATGGATCTCTAAACAAAGATTGGCCATTTCATATGGACTCCAATGCTTATGCTTGATCAAATACTTTAACAACCTGGGGGCTGTCTCCATGTTGTCCGCGTTCTTTGGTGCAGAGACACGTGCCATCTTTACGATTAGCTGTTCTGCATCTGCGGTTGACCAGACGTATTTAACCTGCATCACATTAATGACTCACGGAAGTCAGCAGTCTTAGCTTCTAAATCTTTTTCCATCCACAGACGATTAGCAGCGTGAAGATTAGACTGAGAACAGTTATCCCACTTCACTTCTACATAAGGATGTGATGCCCCGGATTTATTTTGTTTATACACAAGGCCAGTCACTGTTCCCCGTTTTGGATCACGGATTTTAAGTAGGTCTGGGTGATAGTTATTCACAACCAAACTTGGTTTGGTTACAACACGATCTCCGATTGAGAAACGTTTTGATTTTGGGCGACTGGTCATGAACCTATTAGCTGAATTGGGTGGAGGTAAGGGTGGTGGGACTCGAACCCACACTGGCGCGATTTTAAGTCGCGTTTCTCTGCCAATTGGAATACACCCTCTGGCATGTCCTTAGCGGACACACGAAAATTAGCCCGTTTCTTTTCGGCTGCAACTAAGGAAAGGTTAACGGTCAGCGATGACTCACTCTTTTAACTTTTTCAAGTCTTTTAGTAACGCTTCCCATTCCTTGAGCCGGACTTCCCAGCTATAATTCTCCCTGTAAAAACTTAATTGTCTCTTAAGCTTTTCTTGTACAGGCTGAGTCCAATAGTTATCACAGACAAAGTTAGTTTTCTTTACAAAGTTATCAATCAACTTATCATCATCAAAACTCATGAGACTTGGATAACCATACTCACTACCCGTCTCAGACAACGCGCCAATGTTTGTGTAAACGGCCGCACAACCACCGGCCATTGCTTCCATCAATGAAAGACAAGATGTTTCCATGATGATTGAAGGGTAGAGATAGAGATGGGCATCAAGACAAGCTTGCTTTACTTCTTTGTTGGTAACGTAACCTTTGTAGTTAATCCCTGGAATACTATCTAACTCTTCAAAGAGATCATCAAATTCACTTCCATGGTTTTCTCTTACTTTATCTGCAAAGTTTTTACCGTAGATTTCTAATGAAGAATATACGTCCAACTCAATGTCATCCCTATCAAGACGTTTCCAAATCTCAGGCATAAGTTTTAATCCTCGGAAAGGAGTTGATGTATAGATTGCTTTTAGTTTTCCATCTGTCGATTTGTTTGGCTCAGGGAAAGTGCTAGTTGCATTCTTAATGACGTGACATTTACTTGCATCAAGCCAAGGAAAGTTAATCAAGAAGTCTTCATACTGCCAGTGGCTAATAAAAACCAAAGCATCCATCGTCTCCATTCGGTCTTCGGTAAAGACCTTAGTCATATCCTGTAACGACGCCTCAAGGTGCTGATGATAGATGTTGATTACGTTGGGATCAACCTCTTTACCATCAAATGTTGTAGGCCAGATGGCAAAACCATCAAGATCTAAATGCTCATGCAAGTAATTATTGACAATCTGAGTGCCACCAATGGGTTTTACAGGCATCGCGCTCTACTTAATAATTATTAAGTAGAGCATACCATAAAAAGAAGGAAGCTCCTATTGGAACTTCCCTGGCTTAGCTATAATCCACTGTCTGTAGTTGGTACTACTACGACTAACTTTTATCAAGTTCTTCCTTTCTAAATTCTCTAGCATCTCTAAGTACTTAGCCAGAGTTCCAGCCTCGCTGCATTTAGGAACGAAGCAAGGTTGCTGCGGATGTTTCTCCCAGAACCTCCAGACATACGTCATCAAGTTGCGTTGCTTGCGCCCAAGGTTGACCATTTTTATAGGATAAAAACAGGGACAGTCCCATAAAATTAGCTGATTGCTTCCTCCTTCTTCATGCGCTCGTTGTAGAGGTATTGGATTTGAGACAGCAGAGCTTCCTCTTCCATCGGACCATCATCAGGATGGCGACCAACACCAGGGCCTCCCATCTTCATCAGCTCACGGATTTCTTTAGTCAAACGTGGCAGAGTCTTGGTGTCTTCTTCGATAGCAGCGTTGAGAACATTCTGATACAGGATGTTAATCAGAGTGTCACGCATGTCCATCAGTGATTGTTGTGCATGAAGACCGCCTTCCTCTGTAGAACCACGTTCATCGTTGGCATGTTTCACATCACGCCATGCAGTACTACGAGTGAGATCGAAACGGGATTGCATTTGCAGAGCGACAGCGTAGGAAGGAACATTCATATCAAGCAGTTTCTTAGCGAACTCAATGTGAGTCTCACGCTCGGCGTCAGTGCGACGGTTACGTTTGTTCTTTTTCGAGGTTGTCATAAGGAGTTGAATCAATAAAGTGAATCTTCTCTTCTTTTGGAAGAGGAGAGTTGAACATCACGGGGATGTCAGTGTGCAGCTTGGTAATCCAAGCAGGATGTGAAGAGCAGATGTCAATCCACTCTGCACTCAGCCAGTCCGCCAACTGCTGCTGGCCAGAGAATGTTACTTGACGGAAGATTTTCTTGTGTTGATCAAGTTGCAAAGTGTAATCCAGGATGCAACCTGACTCAGCTAGTTCCATTGTCTTCAGGCAAAGGTCCATCGTATTCACACTCATGGGTTCCGTCTGGTGTGTACCAGCCATCTTCATCAAGTTCCCAGCCAGCCATGGACCGTGCCTCATAAACACGGTCTTGTTCGGCTACAGCTGCGTGAACCTTATCGAGATGGTCGTACCAGTTAGGGTACTTGTCTGCCATCATCAGGTTCCAAGCTGCATCAGACATTAGGCAATGTCCTCCCCTGCTTCCATGGCCTGCTGATGGAGTTCAGCCATCTCACTATTGATCTTATCTGTCTCATCGTAAAACTCCATGATGAGATGGTTGAGATCCTTTGCCATCTGGACGATGTCTTGTTCGAGATTGGATTGCCAGTTTGAAGTCATGAGCTTGAGTGTGAAGGACTTGCTCACCTTACAGGACAGGTGAGCATTGTGTGTGAAGAAAAGGTTAAAGCAGAGCCGTAACCCCGGAGGACATTTTGTGAACCCATGTCTGAACATTGAGTCCAGGCATTATGAACAGGTGATCCCAGTAACAATTCGTGAATGAATCGATTGCCATCTTAGGACTGTGCAATGGATTGGAACTTCCGTAGTCGAAAAGATAATCATCGAAGACAATCGTTCCAAACTCAGCCAGTAACTCGTAACTCATTACAGCGTCGAAGAGTACATCTTTAACCTGATGTGAGCCGTCGATGTAGATAAGATCGAAATAACCTTTCAATCCAGATGCCAACAGCTCAGGCAATAGCTTGCGGCTGTCGCCCTCATGGGTCCGAACAGTGACGTTGTGTTCAACAGAGTCACATGCTTTCTTTACATTGTGTTTATAATTCGCCTTGACTTCCTCCCAGTTGTACTTAAAGTTTTCACCACGATCTTCACTGGCTTCTTCATGGATCAAATGATCTTCTCCACCTTCCCAGGTATCGATAGCAACGACCTCAAGATCATGAAGGTTGCCGAAGGTTTCAATGAGGTGGCACATGGAACGTCCTTCAAACGAACCGATCTCTAAGTAACGGTAGACATCTTTAACCTTGCGAAGGTTCATGTCCCACACATTGGAAGGGAACCAGTCCTTAGTGAATTTGTAATCAGTACTCATGTACTACCCCCCGAATCCTTTGCTTGCTTGTTGTGTCCGTAGCTTACCAGCTTTTACTTTATTATTCTTCCTGATTGCACGACGGATGGAAGAGTTACGCACTGTTCCACCGAACATCATCTTGTTGTATGCCATGTTGTTGCTTGTCAGTCCATTGGATGCTTCGTTGAGTGTGCAGTGGGATTGTTGTTTAGGCATTGGAAACGTAGACAGGGTTTGGTTGTCTTGGTTCTAAAGAGTAAAGAATCAATATTGTTTATTAAGAATCTGTGGAAAACCTGGGGCTGACCACTGGATCATCATAGTTAACTTCCGATAGAATGGTGTGAACGATTGTAAAGACATGGCAACTTATAGCAATTTTGGTAAGTTCATTGACGCTTACGGTGGAGACGGTGTCATTAGTAGGTCGGAATTAGATAATTACACTGGTTCTAATTGGGAGAAGATGCTTAACCAAGCTGCGAAAGGTAAGTTTAGACTCGGAAGGAAGGCGGAGAATTATGTTAAGTCCGCACAGTTTGATGAACAATTTACTAATAACCCTGACATTGGTACCCCTGGCTATCAAGGAGATCTAGATGCCTTCATTGATACAGGCGCTGTCAGCTCATTGTATGAACCCGGTAGAGCCTACGCTTCTTACGGTGATTTAACTTTATCTGTCCCTGCAGATCAAGCAAATAACCTAACGATCAGACCAGCTACGATCAATGAAACTGCGGATGGATCTTATGATTCCACTCCTCTCGCTGGTTTTGGTGGCATCTCTCCTGTTACTGTTGATACTCCCCCTGCAGATGGCAATGAGTACACAAGGGATGAACTTCTTGACCTCATTGGTGGCTCAGTAAATAACACTGGTTACTTTGGTAGTTACTCAGGGGACTATGGCGTAAGCCCAATTACTTCTGATACTCTCTACGGTTACTCTTCAAATTACCAGACCTCCTCAAACACTGGAAGCCAATCATCTACTGCCCTTGGTCCTAACACTGGCTCTGGTGATATGGTCAAGGGTACTGTAGCGACTTACGATCTCACTGATCCGTCTGACATTGCATTGATGCAAGAGTTTGATGCGGATCTTTATCGAGACTTGGTAAGCCAAGGACAGATCCCTGGTGTAAGCATTGGTGATCTTCCGCCTTTAGAAGAAGAAGAGGAAGAAGTCTACATTCCTCCTACAGGTGGTGTCGATTTAACAGGTGGTGCTTATCAACCTGGCTCAGATTCAGGTGGGACAGGCCCCGGTGGATCAGTGGACTCAGGTGGTTCAGACTCTGGTGGATCCGGTGGATCACCAGGCGGACAAGGTGGTGGCGATGTTACTGACGTTGAGACTCCAGCAGAACCTTATGTTCCTACGGATGCTGACCGTTATTATAGTATTCAAGCTGGTCTAGATCATGACGCAGGGCTCGGTGGATTTAATCCCATCGCTTACCTTGCTGCTTACTCAGACATCTCTGATCTGGCTGAAGACTTTATTCAAGAAGGCGCGTCTGCGAGTGGTGGTGAAGCAGCATACTTAGCTGCTATTAATGATCGTGGAGGAACTAACTTCAGTGATTTCAGTCAGATGGATCCAACTGATGCAAATTTCATGGTGGCACGGGAACACGCTGAACGCTTTGGGTTTGATGAGGGTCGCATGAATAAAGAAGGTACTGCGTACGGCGAGAAGATAGCAGAGTTTAATACCGGCAGCTTAGATAATTTCATCACTGATCTACGCTCCGGCAAACTTAAAGCTAATACTTCATCTAAGACTCAACTTCAAACTATCCTAGGCACATTCCCAGAAGGTCAATCATAAGTATCAACTACCCATTGGATGTCACAGTCTTCAATGTAATCACGAAGTAACTTGGCATCCTCCGGTGGATCTAAGTCGTCGTCCAGTACCACCAGCATCCCTGAGCATTGCGCTGGTCCATACTCTGCAGGGTGTGCCAGCTCCGCAGGGTGCAGTCGCTCTGGTAATGTCTCCACCATGTCCGCCACGTTGGCCACCACCACGTATTCCTTGTGTCCATCACGGCAGAGATCCAGCTCTACGCTGATCACTTCAATGACTTCATGGGTTGTTGCGAGTGTCATGCTGCCCCCTGGTGCAGTTCAAGTGTCTTTCTGAATTGGTTGTCGATGTTTCGATGAGCACGATGATCACTCACCGTCATGCCTGTTGTCACCTTGGCACCACAGGGGTGACGCCATTTGAGGTGACGCTTCTGTGAGTAGAGCACAAAGCCATGACGATCTGCAATGGCTTTCAATGCCTTGAAACGTTTGTCCATAGTTAGAGCTTGAGTGTTCACAGGTTAGCCACCTTTGGTTCCAAGTGGTGTAGAAGTGATTCCGTAGACAACCAGTAGATTTATTAGTCTAAATAAGTAAACAATCAGATATTATTTACGAATCTTATTCTTAAAAATAAAGACGGATATTACTTTTGGATCTTATTGATCGGTAATATCTGAACAGGAAGATTCATTCGTAAGATTTGATTGTTTACTGACCGAGACTAGTAAACCTCTTGGGTGTCTACGGAATGACTTGCGTAACACCGTCTCCTCCAGACGGATCAATGCATTGGTACAGAGCATCCACACATCAGCCTCAGTAGCTTCAGGGTGGACGTTCTCTACCCATGTAATGCAGCGGTCTATGAAGCTGGCCTGAGCTGGGCTGAAGCCAGCAGTGGTCAGACCTTGGGCCACCTCAGCCGACAAAGTTCCAACTGGGGTGACACTGAGAACAGCAGCGGTTACTGTTGAGTGGATCAGTGATCTACTAATCAAATTCATGGTTTGGAATTCATTTGAAGGACACCTAAAAGATTTACGAGAGAAGAAATGGAAGATGATTGAAGCTCCGTTGGCAGAGGACTATCTCTCTGGAATGACGTACGAGCAACTACGGGAGAAGTACAGTGTTAGTAATGACACCATCAAGCTGTGCCTTTGTTCTCAGGGTTATCCTGACAAGCTCACCAAGGCAGGACAAGAAAGTGATCAGCAACGTGAAGATGCTCTAGGTTTATTCTTGTCTGGCGTGGATCGCAAACGGATCTCAAGAGAGACAGGAGTAACACGAAAGCGTATTGATTATTTCTATAAACAATACACTCGTAAAGATGTTAATCAACTGAATCAGGAGAAAGATCTTCGTCTGAAGCGAGAGTTTCTAGGTTTGAAGTAATACGATCCCGAACGTGCTGTGGTACTTCAGAACCATCTGTAGTTTGGAAGTACCACTCACCTTTATCATTCATGAAGCAGCCGATGCCATGGACACCACGCTCCGCCATCTGTCTGTTGACCTTACTCATCATTGCCATTGCTCTGAGAGTGTCAGGATCAGGAGTGTTGTCTGGAACTTGAAGGTTAGTCATCAGTTGTTCTCTGTTGGATAAAGTTGAGCTTCGATTTGTTTGGTGCTTCGATGCAATGAATTGATCCGCATAAAGTTTGCTTCAAGCCATTCATGTAATGCCATTTCAATTACACTGTGCGGATCGACTTCAAGTAAGGTTGCCAGTAGTTCAACCATAGACTGATCAATGCCAGTCATTGGTTGTACTAGATACTTTTGTGGGTCTTTCATTGATCAGTTGTTACTAGAAGGGTGGATTACATCGCGTTCGTCGATGTAATATTGTTCGCTATAGTCACAGCCGTAATCACCATCTTCGGGCATGTTTTCATTCGCTTCGTTTAATACACGTTCAGCATCATCTTTCGATGAGTAAATACCCATCACTTCTGATTGCCAAATGGGATACCCAGTTGAATCATACAGATGGATAAGAAGATAGACTTTGTTCATTGAATTTGTGGTGATGGTATAAAGAAAGCTAGGACTTACGTGAGTCTCGCAGCTCACAGCCTAGCTGATCAGAGCATAGACTCCAGCTTCCGACGTTGCTCTTCGATCTGATCATCCTTAAGCATTTGTTCACGCTTCGTGATTGCCTCACCTAACTTACGTTCAACCTCAGTACGATCATCAATCGACAGTGACTTGTTACAGACATCAGCGATCTGACTGACAGTCATCTCACCCTTCTGTACTTCACACTGGATCGTATAGCGTGGCTCACGATTCACCATGACTAACAAGATCATCGACTGATAGTCTTTGATCCTGTCTGCGTAACCATGACTGCCGACGCAGTTCCTAACAGCCTTGCCCCACTCAGCGAGCATATGAGTATGCAGTGGTTGCATGAAAGTATAGTCATCAACTTTCATTGGCTCAGGGAAGAGACACTGAGGTAAGTCCTCCTTCTTATTAGTAGCCTTCCATTGCAGACCCTGGACGTGATCATGCCATTCCCTGAAGCGCCAGCGACGAGGCTTGGTTACTTCATGGCCAGCATCAAGTAAACCATAGATCATTCCGACGGTATCGTTCACTATCTGTAGGACGTAACGACCGTTGTAATCTGTATGCCTGTGATGACTTGTACTGTTCTTCTCTTCTTCTACATACTCAGTGTACTCATCGTTCAACAGTTTAATGAACGTTGCCACTGGTACATTCTCCCGTAAGTATGTGGCAGCCTTTGCGTTGTTGTAGTCATACATGACAGACCTAGCGTTAGTTAACATGTCCATGTGAGTAATAAGATAATCAACTGGAATGTCAGGGTAGATCTTGATTAGTTCCAATGCATTGTGCTTCAAGTAATCTAATTCCTCAAAGAGTGATCGGAACTTATGGAAGTTAGCAGCTCGTTTCGCACATTCAACCCTATACATATTCTCAACTTTCGTACAGATCTCTGTTATGTATCGACGCACCACTTTGTTATTAAGGAAGGCAGTAAACTTTTCCTTAGGCTTACCCATGTCACCAATGTAGGTAACATCTAAGATCTGTTTGATGTACCAATCGACTTCGTTACGGTAGCAATCAATGTTACGGCGGTTCAAGAATGCAACCGGAGAGTAATTACCAGCTACGCACTTAGCCAGCGTTGGATCACCGTGGTAAATCCTATCGAATATGTTGCGATTATTGTCGTGTTCTTCACGTTTGACAGTTTCTCCTACTCTCTCCGAGAAGCGTCGTAGTACGTGACACAAGTCTCGCGTCTTGGAACTATAGTTATTGAAGTTCCATTTATGGAGTTGCGATGGTGCCATCCAGAACTCATCCCTGTATCCCTCTTTAATCTCATCTTCAGTGATAATGATAGTCTTTGTCTTGTACTTTGTACGACCGACAGTATAACTAATCATGTCATCTTGATTGAACATATACTCTACGGGAGCTGTAGTCTTTCGTTCAGTACAATTACGAGCGAAGAATGAAGCAGGTACTGTTGATCGTGTCGTTGCATTATCTTTGAAGGCAACACTGATACCGTAGACATAAGGACGAGTACCATCCTCTTCTAACTCTGGAATCCAGGCAGCAACCCACAGGTATCGGAAGTAATACATGATTCCGAACATCTCATTGTCATTGTTTATAAGACGACGAACAATGGCATGGCCTGCTCTTACATCAGTATCATCACTGATATCTTTTACATCTTGCTGATATAAATGAAGACCTTCCATTGGATCATCATGAAATAACTCATTAGGAACTAACTGAGCAGGATTACCTCTACGATATTCTCTAGGCTTTCTAGGTTTGGATGGTGCTTTCTTGGCAGCTTCTAGTTCTTTCTGAAGCTCTACCATCGCTCTAACTTCAGGGTCGTATTGTTTGACCTCTGATTGAACATTGATTGGAAGGTTGAATTTCATGGTGTGAATTGAATGAACAATGAGTTTAAAGATTGAATGGTTTGGGACTTACAGATGGTCGGGGGAGACATCCTGCCCAATGCTCAGCGATCGTTACGAGTCACGGTCGGTCTCGGTTTCGGCAGCTTAGCAACAGTTGTGGTGGCGGCGGGAGGAACAGAGGCAATAGGTTTACCTGTCGCCAGTTCCCAGCCTGCTGCGGCCAGGATACCGAGCACGATACCTAACCCTGGCATAGTCATGGTGAACAGGAGCATTATGGCAAGTGTCGGGACATTTAACTTGCCATCCCTACCCCTAAATAAGTAGGAACTAAGTGGACGATTGTTGTAACGAGAGTCAGTCATTGAATTCAGTGGTAGTACCTCGGACTTTAATTGAAATCACACGACGTGCATCGAATGATCGCCATTGTTGCTTGGAGTTGTCACGAACTCTAAAGATGTTCTCATCAACTTTAGATACATCTCCAGTCCCTTTGATGTCATTGTGATCAGCAGGATTGAAGGTGAGTTGTCGATGAGAACCATCCTTCTTCGTGAACTGCACGGATACATACGTTGATCCGGCAGATTCAATCAGTGAACGGATACGTTCGAGACGTTGTGAAGTCATTGGATCAATGAGCAGTGAATGAACCTGTTGCATAACGCGGGAGACAATACTTAGCATCACCCACGAAAGATGTGAGAGAAACTAATTGATGTCCTGGTGCATCAGAGCATCGTGCAGTCTCCATCTTGTTGAGTAGTTTCTGCCCACCGGCAGATAACAAAAGGCCGCAGGCAATACCTGCGACGATTGCTAAACTTGCTTTGAACATTTGAGTTGGAAAGGAATAACGATAGTAAGAATCAAGGGTGAGAAATTTATTCTCACGGAGTCGTCTGCTGTTTAACATGGTGGTGGTGAAATTATTGGGGGCCAGTAGGATGACCCCCCGTGGACTTACGCTGTAAAGATACAGCAGGCTGAAAGCACCACACAGACAGCCTGCAAGCGGCCACGGTGATACTTTAGCCTGTTAGTTTACTCATCAGGGATAACAGTGCGAACCCATCGAAACCGATCGTGAGGACATGAGCGTTCCCACACAGTCAACTGAGACCAAGCGAGTTCTTCACGGTCAACAATCTCTCCCGGTAGGTCTTTCCATTCTTCCCAGGAGTTTAGATACTGGAGCTGGTAGGTCATGCCAAGCAGAGATAATGAGAGGCTAGGTGATACTTAGAACACTTGCGATTGATGCCAGTGAATTGACGCAACTCTCTGGCACTCATTGACACTAACTCGTCAACACAATCGAACAATGGATTGACCCACGGTTCAGTGTTAACAATCTCTGGAACATCAGGCTCATAAGTGTAAACAAATAGTGAGCAAATGGTGTTACGAATACGCTCACGATTCACCCATAGATGAATCGCAAGCGTGATGAAGAAGGCGATAACTTGCCTCATAAATCCTCCTCTTCTTCGATGTCAACGTAAGCATGAGGATAGGTTTCGCCAGTAAAGTCTGCGACTTTCTGAGCTTTTTCAAGGGAAACTGCATCGGTGAGATAAACTTTCTCGCCGCAGTCATCAAGTTTGTAGACGCGATAAGCCATTGTGGTGAAATGGTAAAGGACAGTGGTGGCAGTCTCATCAGGGAGGGAATGCCAATCCCTCCGACTGTAGCCAGGAGGCTACAGTTTCGACGTTATTTTAAGTAAAGAAAGCTACCGAACATGTCACAAATTTGTGGCTTTTTCAGGAGCTGATCTATGTGAAAGCGGATGCCCTTCGCTGGTGCTTTCCGGGACGCTGACTTGTAGACATTGCCATCCTTGTCGATGAAACAAAAGACAGCGTTGTCTTGTATCAGTTTGAAATACTTCTTACCTACAGAATAAGTAAGAGTATTCAGGGATGAATTGGGATACTTTTCTGCCCATTGTTTAGACAGAACATCACATAATTCTTGAATGGATTGTTCAATCATCTTGCGTCCTCATATTCAGCCTTGTCAGAAAGATCACCAGGAGCGTGATACTTTGCCCATGATTTGCACATGGCTCGCGCTTCTTCTTCAGTGGCAGCGTATCCGATGTGAAGTTTACGGCCGGGACAGGGTTCCAAACCGTTAGGCCAATCGGGATTACGTTTCCACCAAGTGCGGTGATAGACGCGAAAGTTTCTCATAGTGTTTGCCATGGTTGTGCCTCTTGAATTTCAGTGGAATAGTACTTGCGGAAGATGGAGTTAATGATGGGATACCATGGCTCATTAGAGGAAGGGTACCCACACTCTTCAGCCTGACGTAGGAAACGTAGAATGCACGTTTCCTCATCAGGAGTTAACTCAACTCTGTTCAGGGAATAGGTCACAATGGAGAAAGTGAACGAATGAAACATTCAGTGTCAAAGTTCTGTTTACTGAACGTAGGTTCAACAGAATTAGCAAGGCATAAACCTAGAAACTTTGGAGCATCAGAATCCTCCTCAAGATAAACAAACCCATCCCGTCGCGAATAGTAGGAGAATGAAGAGAAAACAATTCTCCAATCACATCCCACTAGTTGTTCTAGAAAGGCTTTGTGAACTTGAACCCAGCCATGGCCAGGATCACTGTAGTAAGTGAAATTGCGTTGCATGTTCTTAGTGGTGATTGAACATTGACAGTCATCATCAGGGAGGGAATGTCAATCCCTCCGACTATTCCCGAAGGAATAGTTTCGACGTTACCTTAACTCATCATTGTCAAGGTGAGAGTATGCTGAAGGTCGTTCAGTGTACTTGTAATCGGCATAACCTGCCTGATCAAGTTTGTTGTAAGCAGACTTCATAGATGAAGCCTCTACATAAACAAGATATTTGTCGCGCCAATCTTCAAACATTGACGCAGTGAAAGTGTACCAATTCATTGTGCAATACCGTGGCGAAGTTGGATGTTAATCTTGGAGCGAAGTATACGATTGTTCCTGTTAAGGAGAGGATCAGTTTCATGCTGCCGTGCATTACACAGGTAACATTTAACATCCAGCCATTCACTTTCAGTGAGAGTGACTGTAGTTAATTGGTCCCAATCGTATTCAACGTTGGAAGGAATTGGATCATTCATGTTCTTAGTGGTGATAGAACAGTGGCAGGATCATCAGTGAGGGAATGCCAATCCCCCATACAATCCCCGGAGGGATTGTTTCACCTTAAGCTAGCTTGAGTGCCTGCTTAGTTTGCCAGTGATCATCAGGGTGTTTCTGTGTGAATTCACACTCACAATCACCGTCCCATTCAGTGTTACCCTGGAACCAAATGTGGTTCTTCTGATGCACACCACAGGCGTCAGTGAAGCACTCAAAGAGTACATTCAGACGTGACTTTGTGGTGTTAGTTTCATACCCACAATCCGACAGTTTGATCCTGTTGATTGAGGGATAGATTGTCGCAATCGTGTTGCCATGAAGTAGAACTTCAATGTAACGATTGTAAGTGTAGGTACCATGCACACCCTCGTGGATGACATGAACCTCAGTGTTACCGGAGTTAAAGATCCGGCCGGACTTGTCAGAATGGATTGCACCATGGATAGCGCATACCATTCCCGCCTCAACTTTACGCATTGTCTTAGTGGTGATAGGACAATTCATGACAACATTGCTGTTGCCAATGTTCCTGCTGGGAGTCGAACCCATAGAGTCACCAACTGACACAGGAACCGTGAGTGACATTCATCGCGCCCCACTCTACTGGCGCGTTGTAGGAACTTTCATCCTACTGTGAACACAGGGAGCACGCGCTATGGTTCACTAGATATTCACAACATTCACGCTGAGCTTATCTACGGGGAGCCTACTGGTTTCGTACCGGCTCGATCCGCAATCGGTCGCAAGCGACCATCGTCTCAGTCACACCCCTAGTGGCATCGGTCGAATGTGAGCACTACGGATCCCGCATGGATCGGATCACAGTACAGCAAGCCGTACCGCGCTCTCACACTTGCACCTGGCCAGTTGACGTGTCCGAGAACACGTTGCCCTTGGGAGATGGGAATGATTCTATGTAGGTTGACCTGGGAGCCGTGGTGTCGCTCCCCTTAGAAGCGTAGCAGATGGGCTGTGGTGCAGCCCTGCCTCGCTTCCGTTCAATCGTAGCAGCTGTCGGGAGTCCGTCAACTGATCGGCGTGGCGTGGTGTCCTTGCCGATGCATCAACCATAGCACTGAGCCCTGGCTGGCTGT